TTCCATATCCAGGAGAAAAACTAAAATATGGTGATTTATTAGTTACTTTTTTAGTAGATGAAAATTTAGAAAACTATAGAGAAATTCATGGTTGGTTAGTTGGACTAGGATATCCTAGTGATTATGAACAATTTAAAACTTTAGCAGAATCTGGTGCTGATAGATTTCCTACAAGTAGAAGTTCAGTAAGTACTGAAGTTGGAAAAGTTAAATTTAAATCACCCAGTCAGGGTGGTACAGTATCAGATGCTACATTAATGATACTAACAAATAAAAACAATCCTGTATTAGAAATAAGATTTGAAGATATATTCCCTATTTCAGTTGGGCAATTACAATATAATCAACAAGCAACAGATATACAATATTTGACTGTTGAGGTTACTTTTAAATATAAGGTTTACAATTTTGCTAATCCAGGCTCATCACAAACATTAATAACAACAACTTAGGTTGATTTTATAATCATATTGTGATATAGTAGTGTTATATTATGTTAAAAATTTACAATAAAATAACGTTAAAAATACCTAATCATACTAGTAATATTATTGTTAGTATGTCTGGTGGATGTGATAGTACATTGTTAACTTATTTAATAGCAAAACATTTAAAAGATAGTAAAATTAAAAAAACTATAACACCTTTGATTTTCTTGCCTAAGAATCATGCTAATCATTTTTTAAATAAGAAGTCTGATATTATATTAAAACAAATAACTAACTTAACTAAGTTTAGGTTTTGTAAAAAAATAATAAAGTATTTAAAACATAAGTTTGAACTATCATCTAATGATTTTAATAGTTTTAAACAAACTGATTTTATTGTTTTAGGAGCCACTAAAAATCCTAATGTTAAATTTAAAGATAATAAAAATAGAGATAAAAAAAGAGATAATGAAAAATATATGATTGATAATAATGGTACTAAAATTAATGAAAAATTTATTCCTTTATATCATTTAAGTAAAAAAGATATTGCAAAAATTTATAGAGAACAAAATTTATTAAAAACTTTGTTACCTTATACATATAGTTGTATAAACGAAAACCAAGAACAAACCAATCAATATAAAAAGCCCTGTAAAAAATGTTGGTGGTGTGAAGAAAAAAAATGGGCATTTGGAGTATATTAATGACACTTGAAGAACTACAAGAACAAGCAGACAAAGACCTTAAAATTAATGATGTTGAGTTAGATTTAGAATCATTAAGAACACCACAGTTACACAATAAGTATATGAAACACTATACTAAGTTTAAACTTCTATTAACACGTGCTGAGGACGATTTAAAGACGCTTAGACGAGATAAGTGGGAGTATTACACTGGCAAGTCAGACCCAAGTGTATATGCGTTAAAACCCTTTGATTTAAAGATATTAAAAACTGATATAGACAAATATTTAGAGGCCGATGAAGATATAAAACTATTGTCTCAAAAGGTTGTATATTTAAGTACCATTGTTGATTTTTTAGATCGTACATTGAGAATGATAGTCAATAGAACTTATACAATTAAAAATGCCATAGAGTGGAGAAGATTTACTAGTGGCGCTGTATAATGCATTTAAGTAATAATTGAATATCTCGTTACTATATGGAATTTCCTAAAAAAAAATATAACATTATCTACGCTGATCCACCTTGGAAATATAAAGAAAATTGGGGTAACGGAAGCAACGAACATACTTACCCAACCATGACAATTGAAGAAATAAAAAATCTTAATATAAAAAGTATTACTGAAGATAAAGCACATTTATATTTGTGGGTTACAAATCCATTTATTAAAGAAGGTTTAGAGATATGTAAAGAATGGGGTTTCAAATATAAAACTTTAATTACTTGGATTAAAACTTACAAAGATGGTAATCCAGAAATGGGTATGGGGTATTATTTCAGAGGTTGTACAGAGCATATTATTTTTGCAGTAAAGGGAAAAATGAAATGTTTAAATAACACAACTAAAAATATGTTTAAAGAAATAAATCCTAGATTGCATAGTCAGAAACCAGCTATGGTAAGAGATTTAATTGTAAATTGTAGTGGAGACCTTCCAAGAATAGAATTGTTTGCAAGACAAAAAACTAATGGTTGGGATGTATGGGGTAATCAAATATGACATTAACTAAGTATATTATTATTGATAAAAAGAATGAAGTATATCTTAAAGTAGAAGCAGATGATGCTATACGTAGAGATTTAGGAGAATATTTTACTTTTGAAGTACCTGGTTATAAATTTACACCACAGTTTAGAAATCGTTTTTGGGATGGTAAAATAAGACTGTTTTCTTATGCAACTGGACAAATTTATGCAGGCCTGTATCCATATATTGTTAAATGGTGTAATGATAATAAAATACAAATCGTAGATGGTACCAAAATAAAAGATACTGAAGTTGATGTAAATTCCGTTGACGGTTTTATTAAAGCATTAAAGATACCATTAGAAATAAGAGATTATCAAATAGATGCCTTTATACACGGATTAAAAAAGAATCGTTGTTTATTACTATCACCAACAGCATCAGGCAAATCATTAATTGTTTATCTATTAGTAAGATTTAATATATTAAGATTAAAAGAAAAGAAAAATAATAAAATACTTATTATTGTACCAACAACATCTTTAGTCGAACAGTTATATAAAGATTTTAATGATTATGGTTGGAATGCAGATAAAAACATACACAGAATATATCAAGGCCACGAAAAAGAAACAACTAAAAATGTAATTATATCTACTTGGCAATCAATATATAATTTACCTAAAAAATGGTTTAGTCAGTTTGGTATGGTAATAGGCGATGAGTGTCATTTATTTAAAGCAGTTTCTCTAAGTAAGATAATGACTAAACTTGAAGATTGTAAGTATCGTTATGGTTTAACAGGTACCCTTGATGGCACTAAAACTAATAAGTTGGTTTTAGAAGGCCTATTTGGTGCCGTTAATAAAGTTACATCAACTGCTGAATTACAAGAGAAAAAACAATTAGCTGATTTAAAAATTATATGTTTAATTTTACAATACGACCCTCATTCAAAAGACTTTTTAAAGAATAAAAGTTATCAGGAAGAAATGGATTTTCTAGTTTCAAATGAAAGAAGAAACAAATATATTCGTAATCTATGTTTAAATTTACAAGGTAATTCTTTAGTGTTATTTCAATATGTAGAAAAACACGGTGTAATATTAAAGAAACTAATAGAAGAAAAGGCAGAAAACAAAAAAGTTTTTTTCGTTTATGGTGGTGTAGAAGCTGAAGAAAGAGAGAAGATAAGATTTATAACTGAGAAATCTGATAACGCAATTATAATCGCCAGTTACGGAACATTCAGTACAGGTATTAATATAAGAAATTTACATAACATTGTTTTTGCAAGTCCTAGTAAATCACGTATTAGAAATTTACAATCTATTGGTCGTGGTCTAAGATTAAAAGATAATAATTCTTCAGCTACGTTATATGATATAGCTGATGATTTAAGTCTCAATGGAAAAGAAAATTATACCCTTCAGCATTTTAGAGAAAGAATAAATATATACACTGGAGAAAACTTTAATTATGAAATACACAACATAGAATTAAACAATGGAAGATATAAAGATAATAAAACTAATTAACGGCGATGACATTGTTTGTACTCTGGCAAAAGATAATTTGCCAGTAGATTCTCCTTTACTAAGATTAGAAAGGCCGTTACAAATTAAATATGTATCTCAACTAACAGCTAAAGGTCTACGAGATTATATAGCATTAATTAAATGGACAGCATATACTAACGATATAATTATAACACTCCCAAAAGATAAAATTGTAACAATAACAACAGCAACGGAAGAATTGGCTAAAAGCTATTCTGATGTTTCTTTAAAATATGATATGATAGAAGCTCCAAAACAAAAACTTGAACAAGAGAAGAAGCAATTAACTAAAGAGGAAAATGATTTATATAATGAATTGTGGGATGGATTTAGAGATAAAAAGAAAACCATACACTAATAATTTAGTCTCTAATATTATTCTTCGCTCTACAAGCTCAGTATACCATAAAAAATCTAAAAGTCAACCTATTTTAAAAACGAGTTTTTTGTGTAAGTGATTGACAAAACATACAAAGTATAGTATATTTAAATTATGACAACATCAAAAAAATCAAAAGAACATTACGTAAGTAATAAAGATTTTTTAGCCGCTATGATAGAATATAAAAAAACTGTTAAGAAAGCTGAAAAAGAAGGAACACAAAAACCAAGAGTACCTAATTATATAGGAACTTGTTTTTTAAAAATAGC